GCAAGGGTTTTAAAGGCTTAGGGGTTGCTATGAAAGCTGCTGGAATTGGTTTAATTATTTCAGCTCTAGTTGGACTAAAAGAAGTATTTAGTCAAAATCAAAAAGTTGTAGATGCGTTCTCAACAGCGTTTGAAACGTTTTCTATTGTAGCAAATCAAGTAGTAACTGCTGTTATAAATGTTTACGAAGCAGTTGCAAAAAGCTCTGAAAATTTTAACGGATTAGGTAAGGTCTTAAGTGGTATTGTTACATTAGGTATAGCACCATTAAAGCTAGGTTTTTATGGTATTCAATTAGCGTTACAGAATGCTCAGTTAGCTTGGGAAGAATCTTTCTTTGGAGATAAAGACCCAGAAACAATAAAGCGATTAAATGCAAAAATAAAAGAGACTTCTGGAAATATAGCAGAAGTTGCTGTTGATGCGTTAGAAGCTGGTAAAGGCATAGCTACTAATATAGGAGATGCTATTGGAGAGGTTGCTAATATTGGAAAAATAGCTGGAGAAGAACTTGGGAAGGTAAGCGTAAAAGCCGCTTTAGAAACAGCTAAGACAAACGTTGAATTAAAAAATAGTGCTGAACTTGCAGCAGCACAGCAGTCAAGGTTAGTAGAGCAATACGATAGACAAGCAGAACAGCTTAGACAAATTAGAGACGAGGAACGTAATACAGTAGCTGAACGTAAAGAAGCTAATGATAACCTCTTAAAAGTATTAGAAGAACAAGAAACAGCAATGTTAAAACAAGCTGACTTGCAAGTTGCAGCAGCTCAAAGCGAATTAAATAAAAATAATACAATAGAAGCTCAAGTAGCTTTAATAGATGCCTTAGCTAATAAGGAAGGTGTTCTTGCTCAGATAGAAGGTTTTAGGTCTGAACAAAAAGCTAATGACTTAGCACTTGATAAAGAACAAATAGAGTTAACAAATTCTAAATTAGAAAGCGAAAGCAATCTATCGATAGAGAGACAGAGGTTTAATGCAGAGCAAATAGAAGATGAAGTTGCAAGGCTTGAAAAATTAAAAGAGATTGATTTATTAGAAGCAGAACAAGAAACTGCTAGGCTTCAAGCTATTGTAGATAATGCTAATGCAGAAACACAAGCTAAAATAGATGCTCAAATTGCTTTAGATGAATTTACAGAACAATCTAGACAAACTAATTTAACAAGAAAAGCAGAAATAACAGAAGCAGAAATCGCACTTGAAGCTAAAAAAACAGCAGCAAAACAAAAAGCGGTAGACGATGCAATAGCTTTAGCTGGAGCTGAAAGTAAGGTTGGAAAAGCGTTGTTAATACTTAAACAAGGTTTAGCTCTTAAAGAGATGATAATGGAAGCTAAAAAGACAATAGCGTTTGGCTCAATCGCTGCTGCTAAAAGTGGTGTTGCTTTAGCTGAGGGTACTGCTCAAACGGCTAAAGTTGGATTTCCACAAAACATACCTTTGCTTATTGGTTATGCTGCACAAGCTGCTGGTATAATAAGTGCTATAACTTCTGCTACTGGAAAAGCTAAGTCTGCTGCATCTTCTTTTGGTGGTGGTGGTGGAACGATATCTGCACCTTCAGCTCCGCCAGCTTTTAATGTAGTTGGTGCAAGTGGTTCTAGTCAGTTAGCTGATGCAATCGGAGGGCAATCTCAACAGCCTATACAAACGTATGTAGTTGCTAATGATGTAACAACAGCACAGAGCTTACAGAATAACATTGTTGAAGGTGCTACAATAGGATAAAATACAAAATAAATAAAAAACAATTATATATTATTATGAGAATAGTTGAACTAATATTAGACGAAGAAAGCGAAATAGGGATAGAAGCTATAAGCGTAGTGGAATCACCAGCTATTGAGGAAGACTTTGTAGCATTGAAAAGTCAAGAGTTTAAACTAGCTGAGATTGATGGGGAGCGTAAGATACTTATGGGTGCTTTATTGATACCTAACAAGCCGATTTATAGACGAAATGGAGAAGATGAGTATTATATATATTTTTCAAAAGAAACTGTCTTAAAAGCGTCTCAAATGTATTTAATGAATAGCAAGCAAAATAATTCAACGCTTGAACATAAATACGAGTTAGAAGGTTTGAGCCTTGTAGAATCTTGGATTGTAGAAGATAAGGTACACGACAAGAGCGTTAAGTACGGAATGGATTTACCATTAGGTTCTTGGGTTGGCAGCGTGAAAGTAAATAACGATAAAATCTGGAATGAGTTTGTAAAAACTGGTAAGGTAAAAGGTTTTAGCATAGAGGGCTACTTCGCTGATAAGATGGAACGACCTAAGGAATCAATAAAAGACGAGCTAGCAGCTATTGAAGAAGCTGAAGCAGAATACCTACTAAAGGAAATAAGAGCTATTATTAAAAATGATAATAGAGTAAAGAGTGGAAAGAAGCTGGTTTTAGAAAGCTATTCAGATTACCCAGATTCAGTTAGTAACAATGCTAAGAGAGGTTTAAAACTTAATGAGGCGGTAAACAATAAGTGTGCTACACAAGTAGGAAAGGTAAGAGCACAACAATTAGCACAAGGGAAGCCAATATCTAAAGAGACAATTAAAAGAATGTTTAGCTATTTGTCAAGAGCTGAGGAATATTACAACACAGAAGACACAGAGGCTTGTGGAACTATATCTTATTTATTATGGGGTGGTAAGTCTGCTAAAACTTGGGCTGAGTCTAAACTAAAACAATTAGAGAATGAATAGATTACTTAAATTTTTGACACCAAGCCGAACAAGCCCACAAGGAGGGCGTAAGGGTTGCTTATGTAAAGACAAGGATAAATATTCAATAAAGTGTTGTGATGGAAGCCTACAAGCTCAAGGAGTTGGGAAAACTAGTGCTTGAAAATGCAAATTAAATTAAACTAAATTATATATTAATATGAAGTCAAACAATGTGATTGAAAAAATCAAAGACGTTTTAAATCTTAACGAGGAAGTTAAGCTAGAACAAACTAAGCTAGAGAACGGTACTGTTATCGAATTCGACAGCCTTGAAGAAGGTAAAGAAGTCTTTATCGTAAGTGACGAAGAAAAAATCGCTATGCCAGTAGGAGAGTATATCCTAGAAGATTCAAAACTATTAGTAGTTGAAGAAGAAGGTGTTATAGCTGATGTTCGTGAAGTATCTGACGAAGTACCTTCTAAGGAAACAGAAGAAGGAGAAGAAATCGAAGAAGAATTAGCTGAAGAAGATGACATTATGAGAGATATGATGGGAAGAATCCAGAACCTTGAAGATGCTATCGCTGACATTAAATCTAAAGAGGATTTAAAAGAAGAACTATCTGCTATTGAAACGGGAAACAACTTAACTGTTGAATTATCTCAAGAGATTCCAGCAGAAGTACAAGCTGAATTAAGCGAGCCAAGTGCTGAGCCTATCGTTTCTAACCCAGAGTCTTTTAAAACACTTTCTAAATTCCAAATAGGTTCAAAAAGAAAACCTACTACAATGGATAGAATATTATCAAATTTTAATAAATAACAACTAAAAATAAATAAAAATGAGTTTAGCAATTACTACTACTTATGCTGGTGAATTTTCTGGAAAATATATAGCTGCGGCTTTATTGTCTGGAGACACTCTAGCTAACAATGAGATTACAATCTTACCTAACGTAAGATACAAGTCTGTACTACAAAAAGCATCAACTGACGATATCGTTAAAGACGCTTCTTGTGATTTTAAAACAAACGAAGGAACTTTAACACTTACAGAGGCTGTATTGGTTGCTGAGGAGTTTCAAGTAAATCTTCAACTTTGTAAAAAAGAGCTCCACCAATCTTGGCAAGCTCTAGAAATGGGATTCTCTGCTTTTGCAGATGTACCAGCTTCTTTTTCTGATTTCGTACTAGCACACGTTGCTTCTAAAGTATCTGACAGAATGGAAAAAAACATCTGGTCTGGAACTAACGCAACTAGCGGACAGTTTGATGGATTAGCTGTATTACTTGCTGCTGATGCTGCTTTACCAGCTGCACAAGAAATCGCTGCTGTTGGTGGTGGTATTTTAGCTGCTAACGTAATTGATGAATTAGGGAAAGTAGTTGATGCAATACCTACTGCTGTTTACGGAAAAGAAGATTTAAGATTATATGTTTCTTCTAATGTAGCACGTGCTTACACGAGAGCTCTTGGAGGATTCGCTGCTGCTGGAGACAATGCTGGTTATGATAGCAAAGGAACTAACCAAGTATTAGGAGGTTTATTCTTTGATGGTGTTCAAATTGTAGTATCTAAAGGTATGTCTGACAACACAATGATTGCTGCTGAGAAGTCTAACTTATTCTTCGGAACTGGCTTATTATCTGACCAGAATGAAGTAAGAGTTATCGATATGGGAGATACTGATGGCTCTCAAAATATCCGTGTAATTATGAGGTTTACTGCTGGTGTACAATATGCACAAGTAACTGATATCGTACTTTACGCTTAATAACTAATTAACTAATTTTAGAAAGGGGTGGGTTCTGCCTACCCTTTTTTATTTAAAAAAAAAATAACTATGGCTTGTACTATAACTAATGGTCGTAAAGTGCCTTGTAAATCGGCAGTAGGTGGGATTAAAACTATCTATTTCGCAGACTTCGGTACTTTAGGAGACGCAACAATCGTAGCTGGAGAGATTACTGCTTTCGCTGGAACACCTGACTGGTTTCAGTTTGATGTAAAAGGTAATTCATCTCTAGAGACAGCGATTACTTCAAGTAGAGAAAATGGGACTACATTCTATGATACTACGTTAAATATAACTTTAACTTTTCAAGATAAAGCAACACAAGAAGAATTAAAACTAATCGCTCACGCTCGTCCACACGTATGTGTAGAGGATTACAATAATAATTACTTTCTTGTAGGGCTTCTTAACGGAGGAGATGTTAACGGAGGAACTATCGTTACTGGAGCTGCAATGGGAGATTTAACTGGTTACACACTAACTGTTAACGCTCAAGAAACTGCACCACCTTATTTCGTAACACCTTTGGTAATTACTGCTGATGCTTCTGCATCTCAAATTGACCCAACTGCATAAGGATTGATTTAATTGTTTTAAAAGGGGGTTATCTTAACGGATAGCCCTTTTTTTATTTCTATACTATACAAAATATTTTCTTTTTCTTTATATATTAATATGCAACTAATACAAACAAGCGGTAATAAAACTTTTAACAT